GAGCATGGAGTTTCCATTCAGCTCTGAATATCCCGTGGCTCGTTACTTTGGAAACGAAATCCTGAGCCACGGCATGGAGTCTGCGAATCTTTCGCGGCTCAATGATGGCGCACCGCTTCTTTATAACCATGACCCAGATCGCATGATCGGCGTTGTCGAACGTGCCTGGGTTGATGGTGAAAAGAAACGCGGTTATGCCAAGGTGCGCTTTTCGCGTAATAAATTTGCGCAAGAAGTGCTCCAAGACGTTCGCGATGGAATCCTTCGCGGCGTTTCTTTCGGCTACTCCATTGATAAAATGGAAGAGCGTGAAAGTGATTTTGTAGCGACGAATTGGCGTCCCTATGAAGTAAGTCTGGTCAGCATTCCTGCTGATCCGACAGTCGGAGTTGGACGCTCTCTTGAGACGGACGATTCTGACCTAGACAATGGAGTTGAACGTTCCTTAGAGGAACTCGGCTCTGAGACTGCGGCTTCACCCGCATCACCTGAAAACACAATGACTGAGGTCATCATGGAAAACACTCCAGATCTGGAGGTGATCCGGTCCGAGGCCGTAGAGGCCGAACGTGACCGTGCTACCTCTATCACTCAAATCGGTGAGCGTCACAAGCTCCCTGACATGGCACGCGACTTGATCAACGGCGGCAAGTCTGTTGATGAGGCCCGTGCTGCATTTCTCGAAAAAATCGGCACTCAAACCGTGGAACACAGCATCAGCGTCACTGGTAACGACATCGGCCTCTCTGATAAGGAGACCCGTAGCTTCAGCTTCGTCAAAGCTCTGAACTATCTCTCTAACCAGGGTGATGCTCAGGCTCGTCGCGATGCAGCATTTGAAATTGAAGTTGGTGAGGCTGCTGCTAAGAAGTACGAGCGTTCTTCAAACGGCATTGTCATCCCTAATGAAGTCCTTCGTCGCGATTTGGTTGTAGGCACTCCTACAGCTGGTGGTGACTTGGTTGACGACGTGCTTCTCTCAGGAAGCTTCATCGACCTGCTTCGTAACCGCTTGTCAATTGCTCAAGCTGGCGCAACGATGCTGACCGGCCTCCAAGGCAATGTCTCAATTCCTCGCCAGACAAGCGCGAGCACTGCTTACTGGGTTGGCGAAAACGCTTCTCCTACCGAGTCCCAGCAGGCAATTGATCAAGTCAACATGACACCCAAGACAGTGGGTGCTTTCGTTGACTACTCAAGGCGTCTTCTGCTTCAAAGCAGCATCGACGTTGAAGGCATGATTCGTAACGATCTTGCTCGCGTCATTGCCCTTGAGATTGATCGCGCTGCTGTTTACGGCACCGGTTCTTCCAACCAGCCTCAGGGTCTGACTAACGTCAGCGGTATTGGATCTGAGACTTTGACCAACTTTGGAAGTTTTGATGAGTACATTGCAATGGAGACCGACGTTGCTGCGGCTAACGGTGACATTGGCACAATGCGCTACATCATCAACGCTTCCGCTCGCGGTGCTCTGAAGTCAACTGAAAAGGCTTCAAACACTGCTCAGTTCGTTTACGAAAACGATGAAATCAACGGTTACCCTGTGATCGTTTCCAACCAGTTGCTCAACAACGATGCACTGTTTGGCGATTTCTCACAGTTCGTGATGGGCATGTGGTCAGGCTTGGATCTGACTGTTGATCCTTACGCTGGCGCAACTGCTGGTACTGTTCGCGTCATTGCTCTTCAGGATATTGACTTTGCTGTCAAGCAGCCTGCATGTTTCTGCTTCGCTAGCTGAACAACATGAAAGTTGAGATCACACGCGGAGTGATGATCAACGGGGAGTCTGTAAAAGCAGGCTCCTTTATTGAAGTTGATCAGCAGATAGCGAATATTCTTTTCAATAGCGGCAAAGCAAAAGTTGCTGTTGAGAAGACAACAAATTCGGTTTCTGAAGCTACCGATTCTTGCAAAACTGTGCCTCGTTCAAAGCGAGGACGTTCTAAAACTTCTTTTGGAGAAGACTGATGACAATTCTTTCTGTAGGGCTTGAAAAGCTTTCGCATTTTGCGCTAGCACCTACTGCTTCACGTACTTCTGCTCTTGACGGCACTGCTGTTGACTTGAATGATTACGAAGGCGACATTTGCGTGATTCTCGATGTCGAGAATGGCGGAACATCAACTTTAGATGTCAAGATTCAGTCAGCTGACACTTCCGGTGGGACTTACTCTGATGTCCCTGACACTTCTTTCACTCAAGTGAGCACAAGCGCAAGCAAGCAGACGCTTGTTTTCCCAAAGGGTAGCGCCAAGCGCTTTATCAAAGCTGTTTCAACAGTTTCAACTTCAACTCATACCTACAGCGTCAATGCTTTTGGTGCGCTGAAGTACGCTTGATAGTTTTATGCGTCTGACATAAGTCGGGCGCTTTTTCATGCTTTGATAAGGCTAGTCAGTTATGATGTTCAAGTAAGGAGCTAGGCGAGAGATGAGCCTTCCACGAATTGGTGGTTTTTCGGCCCCAGCAACTGCAGATTTTGCTGACCTTGACTATGACGGTAGCAGCCGGGTAGTTACGATTACCTACAAACAGGGCGGTTCTGGTGGTGTTGTGGTTGGCGTGTTGAATATTACTTATGTCGGTGCTAGTACCGATGTTGATACTGTTTACTGGACTATCTGATCATGGCGTATAAGTACAATCCACTACTAGGAGTCGGTCTCGACGAAGTAGGAGCAGGCGGCGGCGCTGCCACTCCTGGCGGTGCGGACACCCAAGTTCAATTTAACGATGGTGGAGCACTTGGCGGTGACGCAGGTCTCACCTACGACAAAACGACAGACAAGCTTACTGTTGCCGGTGACATTGATCTAGACGACGGCGGAACATTTAGCACCACGTTGCAGACGGTAACACCAACTGCTAACCGGACAGTCTCAATTCCTGATGCAACTGGAACGATTGGTCTGGTCAATGGTCCTACTGGCAGTATCCAGTTTAATCAAGCCGGTGCATTAAGCGGCACCAGTGATTTTAGTACGACGCTGGATTGGAATAATGCAACAACAACATTTACAGGGCTGAAGTTAAATGTAACCAATACTGCAAGCGCTGCTAATAGCAACCTGCTGGATTTGCAGGTGAATGGGACGAGCGTTGCTTCAATAAGTACCAATGGTTCTACCGGCACCGGCTATCTAAAACTAATCCCCACAACAGTTGGCGCATTAACTGCAGCTGCAACTGTTGGTGCAGGTACTAAAGCTTTTGTGACGGACTCAACTAGCACGCTTAGTTCTCACCACGGCCAAGCTGTTGTCGGCGGTGGTAGTAATTTCGTGCCGGTCTTTAGCGACGGCACTAACTGGATCGTCGGCTGATGACATCCTCTGCAAACTTCGCTTCCGACCGAACCATGGACACGCTTTCTCTCACACTGACCAACACCCGCGTTATTGACGGGTTGATCTTTGCCGCTAATTCTGTTGGCAAAACACCTGAAGCTTATGCTGAATGGTTACTAGACAACGACGGCTATCGTTATGCCGACGCCAACTCTTATGGTGTCGTAACAAGTGCAGGATTCTTTGCACGTTTCACACCAACTGAATATGCAGCGGTGCTTGCAGCTTCTGTCGATACGGTAGAAGTACCAGAGAAGATTGGCGGTGTTCCAACTGAGGAACAATACGATGCATACCAAGTAGCAGTTCTTCAGTATTCAATACTGGAGAATCCTACGGCTGAAGAAACTGCAACGTATGAAGCGGCCCTTGAAGCGTATGAACTGGCTACCACTGCTGAAAATCAAACCGAGGTTGATGCAGCTGAAGCACAGAATGCAGCCGCTAATGCAGTGAAAGCATTGCTTGATGAATTAACAGCTGCTGAAAAAGTAGCACTTGATGATCAACGTGTTGCTGATGGTCTTGCACTGTTAGTCAGCATGGAATTGCTTGCACCTGGACGACCAGCTGAAATTACTGCGTATGAGCGCCCATTCCCTGTGATTACACAGGAGATCGAACAATGAGCCTGAGGTGGTCGTCAGCAACTGATCAGTTGTATGCGGTGAGCAATAGTTCACCTTCCCTTGACTTGGATTTTGCAAGCAACAAGAGCTTGCTAGACAATATCAGCGGCTTCCCATTAGTCAATCACCAACGTGATGCTAGTAGCGGCAAAAGTGCTGGGACGTATGTTGACAGTGATGGGTTGATTAAGACCAGTCCGGTTAATTACGCTATCAACAGTGAACAGATAGACCTTTGGACTCCAAGCGGGGGAAGCATCTCAGCTAATTTTGCAGAATCACCTATTGGGGATTTAACGGCTGATAAATGGATCCCTGATACTGCTAGTAGCTATCATTATCCAAAACTAATAACCACCTTATCATCTGCTAGTTCAGTTACTTATAGCATCTATGCAAAACAAGCAGGCTATAGGTATTTATTAATAAACACGACTGATGGCAGTTCGTCGGGCAACGGTGGCCCTGTTGTTGACTTGCAAGATGGTGAAGTTGCCAGCAACTACACAGCAACTTACCCAACGACTGTTACAGATGCTGGTAACGGTTGGTGGAGGGTTGCTATGACATTTACTGGAAACGGAGTTAATATAATTGTAGACCATAATCCATTACCAACATCAACCATTGCCGCATATTCCGGTGATAATACTTCTGGTGTTCTTCTGTGGGGCGCTCAACTACAAGAAGGCACAACCGCCACTGACTACATCCCAACAGGTGCAACGATTAGTGGAGCACCACGATTTGATCATGACCCCGTGACTGGTGAAAGTCTGGGGTTGTTGATTGAAGAGGAACGGACAAATTACTGTACCGGTGACTTTAATGGAACCTTAGGAGACGGGGGCTTGCAAACTCTGCCTTCTGGCGTGAAGGCACCTGATGGCTCCACTGCAGCATATCTCCTCCTTCCAGGGGTGACGCGGTTGTGGTTTGATGGTTTGAATAGTGTAAATATAGGCATCAGTGGTAAAGCAGTCCTTTCATACTATGCTTATTCAGTGAATAATTCAATAATACTACGCCCTAACGCTTTTAATACTTCATACACTAATGTAGTATCAGACACAATTCCTGGTCAATGGGTGAGGATCTACGCTGTTGTTGACTTAATAAATGGTGTTTTACAATACAGAGTTACTCCGTACAACACCACTATATACACACAAGCGGAGTATGACGCTGGAGAAAGAGTTTACCTGTGGGGATTTCAAGTAGAAATAGGCAACTTCCCAACCTCCTACATCCCCACAACCGGCAGCACCGTAACGCGCTCACCTGACATCGCATCGATTGAAGGGACGAACTTTAGTAGTTGGTATAACTCAACAGCTGGCAGCTTTTATGCAGATGTAAAAGCTTATGGTACTTCTACTGGATCTTCAAGGATCATTGGGACGGATCAAATTGCAACGCCACTTTATTACAACACTACTGCTGATACTATAAAATCTTATGGCAATACTGTGGGGCCAACTGTATCTGGCCTTATTGCTTTTGGCCGTCATAAAGCAGGAATGGCCTACGCAACTGGTGATGAGGCTATCTCCGTAAATGGAGGAACTGTGGCAACATCAGCAGTAGGCTTTAATAATACCTCAAACACAGTAACCGCAGTTGCTTTATTTGCAGTGACATCAGGCTCAGAAAAAACAACCGGCCACATCACCCGCCTTGCCTATTACCCCTACCGTCTTTCTGACACCATTTTGCAGGAGATTACATCATGACTTTAGTTCCACAGCATATTATCCTTCAGTCCCCAGCGTCTAATGATCCGTTGCTGGACCTTAATACACAACCAAGTCTTGACCTGCAGTTTGCTACAGGCAAGACACTTAATGATCGAGTAAGCGGTAACAACTTAATCACGTTTAGTCGTGCAGATGCTACTACCTGTGCAACTTATGTTGATAGCAATGGTGTTATTCAAACTGCTGCTGCAAATGTACCCCGCTTTGATCATGACCCCGTGACTGGTGAAAGTCTGGGGTTGTTGATTGAAGAGAGTAGGACGAATAAACTTGCACGTAGCGAGGAGTTCGATAATGCTTATTACACAAAGGCATTTGTAACCGTCACACCTGATCAGAGTGCTGCCCCTGATGGTAATACAACCGCTGATCAAGTCCTGCCTACAACTAATGGCAGTTATCACAGAATAACTAAAAGCGGTCTTTCTGTTTCCGCCCCTTGTGTTCTTAGCGTGTTCGTGAAAGCAAACGGTTACAATCACTTTCAGCTTAGGACTCGTGGTAGCAGTAATAGAGCCACGGTATTTGATGTAAGTGATGGAACTATTACGCAAGAGATGGAGGCCAGTATTGGAGAAACGAATCTAGGTAATGGTCTGACTCCAGTTGATTACGGTAACGGCTGGTGGCGTTTAAGCATGTTACGAACGGACACCGACACAATCACAGCCGTTGACCTTTCTGTTTTAGATACAGGAACACCCGGCAGTCAGGTTTATGTGTTTACAGGTGACGGTACGTCAAGTGTTTTCTGCTGGGGAGCAATGCTAGAGCAAGGTTCCTTCCCAACCTCCTACATCCCCACCGCAGGTACAACCGTAACCCGTGCTCCTGAGCTTGTAAGTATCCTTGGGGCGGATTACACGTCTGTGTTTGGCACTGACTTGGGTGCCGGTACTGTCTTTACTGATGTCAAAGTACTTGGGGAGAAAGGCAACACAAATACTGGTTATTTTAGTTCGTTCAGTACCAACGATAACAACTCTTTTACTACCTTTACCGCATATGACAACCGTCTTACTGTTGGGATAACAACGCCTAACGCCAATATTGATAGATATAAAGATCTAACTGGGGTACGTGTTAAATCTGCTGTCTCTTGGAATGATCTTGAACAACCAAGGGATGACCAAGACAACGCTAGCCATGCTTTGGATGGGACATTATATGGGGGGTTCCAATACAGAGGGTCTGGGACCCCATTAAATACAGAATATGACCGTTTTGGCATAGGAAGAGCTATACGGGCAATAACTACTTTCGGCTCAATAAACGGCCACATCTCCCGCCTTGCCTATTACCCATACCGCTTGGCTGACGCCACTTTACAGGAGATCACATCATGAGTTGGATTATTACTAGCGATCAGGTCAGCCCTCCTGGCGATGCTGCAATTACTTATGGCATCACAAATGCTGGCGGTGTTTTTAACCTTAGGTCTACAGGCACTGTTGATTATGAAGCTGAATGGGGCGATGGTAATGTTGAGATAAGCACACTTAACGTATTACCTCACACCTATACTGCTGGTGATTATTCAGTGGTTGTTTATAGTGATGGGGTTTATAGGCCGTATTTCAATAACGTATCCGCTGATGCAAATCAGATTACTTCTGTTGCTATTGGTAGTGGAGCTAATTTAGGGACTAGCCTAGATTCTGCTTGGGAAACCGCAATTAACCTAGCAACGTTTACATGCCCATTTGATGCAACAAGTTCGGTTACAAACTTTGTTGACTCTTGGCGACGTTGCAACAGCCTAACAAGCTTCCCGTTAATTGATACTTCTAGTGGTACAAGCTTTTCTTACGCTTGGTACAACTGCTCCAGCCTAACAAGCTTCCCATTATTAAATACTTCTAGTGGTACAAGCTTTTTTGCCGCTTGGAGCAACTGCTCCAACCTAGCCAGCTTTCCATTATTAATTATGTCTAGTGGTACAGACTTTGGTCGCGCTTGGAACAGCTGCTCCAGCCTAACTAGCTTTCCATTAGTAAATACTTCTAGTAGCGCAACCTTTGCTGCCACTTGGGAGGGGTGCTCCAACCTAGCCAGCTTTCCATTATTAAATATGTCTAGTAGTACAAGCTTTGTTTACACTTGGAACAACTGCACCAGCCTAACTAGCTTCCCATTAGTAAATACTTCTAGTGGTACAAACTTTACTGCCACTTGGGCCAGTTGCTCCAGCCTAACTAGCTTCCCATTATTAAATACTTCTAGTGGTGCAGACTTTAGAAGCGCTTGGGCATTCTGTAGTTCTCTATCAGATTTCCCCGCCAACATGTTTGACACGACGGGAGCACTTATTGCTGCTGCTTTTAATAACGCTTGGAGAAACTGTGCCCTCACTGCACAATCTATTGAGAACATCCTTGTCTCACTAGACACTAATGGTGCTACTGGTATCACGCTTGGCATCGACGGCGGAACTAACGCTGACACCTCCACATGGTCAGCGGCTGCTAATGCAGCGTGGCTTAGTCTTGACGCCAAGGGCTGGAACATCAATCAGAATGGACCTGATCCTACCTAATCGTAAGAAGCATGGCATTTACCGAAGATCTAAGTATTTTTTTAAGCACATCAGATTTTGCGGTGCCAGTTGTTGCTGGTGCAATTTCAGGGTTCGGTATTCTAGACATGCCTTCAGAAATCATTGCTGATGGGGTTGTGCTTACGACTGACTACAAGCTGACTTGTGAGTCTTCAAAATTCAAGAATCTGCTTCACAGCGATGCAATAACAGTGGATAGCGTAAACTACACCGTAAGAAGCGCGAATTTGATTGATGACGGAAGCTTTGTTGAGTTAATGCTGATGAAAAACTCATGACTACTAGACGTGAACAAATCTTGGCCCAGATCGCCACAACCTTAGCCAGCACGGCTGGAGTTGATGGGAGGGTGTATCGGTCAAGGGTTACCGCAGCAGCCAGGGCCGAGACGCCAATGGTTGTTATCGAGCCAGTAAATGACGTTGCGCAGCAGCAAACATCATTACCAAAACTTGACTGGACGATGCGGGTAAGAATAGTCGTAATCACCAGGTCAACGACTCCTTACACGGATGCAGATTCAGTAATTGAATCAATGCACTCAAAGCTTATGGCTGATTTGACTCTTGGGGGTTATGCAATTGACGTGCAGCCTGCTCTGACAAGCTTTGAGTTTCTTGATGCAGACCAGCCTGCTGGCGTGTTTTCTAATGAGTACGACGTTAAATACAGAACATCAGTAGCAGACCTTACCGTCTACTAAGGTTTAAGCAGTTGCAAGGATTACGATGAAAGACGAGTACAGCGGTCAAGGTGGGTCGTATCTTCTCGATCCAGAAACCGGAAAGCGCACTCTGATTCAGCGAACACTTCCCGCCGACCCCCAACAAGAAAATGGCACCACTTCTTCTACGGAAACGACTGATTCTGATCGAAACAGAGTCGAGCTACGGAGTCGATCCGACTCCAACAGGAACCGACGCGGTTTTGGTGAGAGATCTGAACATCACCCCACAGCAGAGTGATGTTGTTAATCGTGATCTGATCCGTCCTTATTTGGGCGCTTCTGAGCAACTGCTGGCTAACACTCGCGTTGAATGTACATTCAGCGTTGAGCTTGCAGGATCCGGGACTGCTGGAACTGCGCCTCAGTACGGCAAAGCACTGCAGGCTTGTGGCCTTAGCGAAACTGTTGCTGCTGGAACTTCGGTGACGTATGCGCCAGTGAGCGCATCTTTCAGCTCGGTCACCATTCACTACAACATTGATGGCGTTCGTCACAAAGTGACTGGTGCTAGAGGAACATTCACCTTGAATGGATCTGTTGGAGAAATCCCTACGATTGACTTCACCTTCACTGGTATCTATAACGCTCCTGATGATTCAGCACTGCCTAGCGTTACTTACGCAAACCAGGCAACACCGCTGATCTTTAAGAACGGCAACACAGACACATTCTCCTTGCTCTCTTACTCTGGCTGTCTTCAGTCAGTGAGTATGGACATCGGCAACACAGTCGTGTATCGCGAGTTGATTGGTTGCACGAAGGAAGTGCTGATCACTGATCGCAGTGCCAGCGGTAGCGTGAGCCTTGAGATGATCTCGATTGCCACGAAGGACTATTTCACTGCTGCTTTGACTGACGGCACGCTAGGCGACTTGACGTTCCAGCATGGCACCACTGCTGGGAACATTGTTGATTTTTCGAGCAGTCAAATCGACATTGGTGATGTGAGCTATGCCGACCAAGACGGCATTGCGATGCTGAACATCCCATACACCGCGATTCCCTCAACAGCAGGGAATGATGAGTTCAGCTTGGTGTACACTTGATCTGTCGCAGCTCTGCCCTAGGACGCTAGGAACAGCATCTGACTTGCACCCCCGGCAGGGGCCGCACCCGCCAAAGCCTCCGACCCTCACCGGCACGGGGGCTTTGTGCTGTATAAGCATTCTTTTTGGCTCTACATTGCGGAGGGATTTTTATTGCTGTAGGCTAATTGCAGTTAAATTTGCTCAATGGCATTCGTTCGCAAAAGGGTTAAAACTTTCAAGTGGCCTGTAACCGTGGAAGAACCTGCTGACGGTGGGGTCTTTGATGACTCTAGTTTTGATGCGGTGTTTAAGCGGGTGCCACGGTCCGAGTTCCAGAAGCTTGCAGACAAGGGCGACCTCGATTTGCTTAAAGCAGTCATGACTGGATGTGAAGGAATTGAGGATGAAGACGGAAAACCGTTGCCGTTTTCCCAGGCAGCAATGAAAGAATTTGCTGATGATCCGTACTGGATTCGCGGTGTGTTGAAGGCTTACACCGAAACGTTTGAAGGCGCGAAACTGGGAAACTAAA